ATGTTTCCTCCAAAGGAAACACGATAAGCTCCCGAAGCTTGAGCATCTCTGGGTCATCCTTGAGGCTTTGGACGAGCTTGTGGAAGCGGTCATCCCGGATGAGCCTTGGATTCTTAGGAAGCCCCTCTATCTGCCCGACATTGTTGCGGAGCTTATAGAGTTTGATTTCTTTGGTTTCGCTGAGCATCTTACGGCAGATCAATCTCTCCAAAGAACGGCCTCTTGTCTGCGCTCTTGGATCCCTTACAAGACCACAACGCCCTTGCGAACCAATTCGGAGAATGCGTCTCCGTTTTGATACCGGCAGAACGAGAGCAATAGTTGTCCCCCTTCGGAGTGCCGGGAGCAATCGTATAACCCGATGCCCCGAATTGCACGGTCTTGCCATCCTTGGTGGCCGTGTATTTCTTTCCTTTTGCGGATGACTTGGTTATCATCCATCCTCTGAACTCTGGCATAGCGTTTATTTTAAGCGTTTGATAATCATATCGTGCGGAGCAGGAGGAACGCCACCAAAGTACGCAGGAAGCGTGTAGGTGATGAGCGGTATGCGAACCTTGAAGGTTGTGGACACATCGTTAATCCATACCGAAGCGTTGTTGCCTTGGTTGGATATTAAGCACCTGACCTTCTGCCCGAACTGAACCTGGCAGAGGTAGCGTATCTCCCGAACGCCATTCACATACGAGGTGGCGTACATCTTGATATATTGCCCTTGCTCGTGGGGCATCCAACATACCCTTACCGAATTTCGCTTGTGGTAGGGAAATCCAGACACGCCCCAAAGTTTGTTGATGCCATAGCCCTCCAATCCTGTTTGCTTGTAAAGGCAAGACTCCGTGAACTCGTATTCCCTCCGCCATACCGTGCCTATTGTTGGGAGCATCGGGTCGTTCTCGGCCCAATTCTTTCCTTCCTTGATGACTATTCGTTTCATAGGCTCAAAATTAGTGGTTATTCGGTGAAATAGCTGTCTATGATGGCCTTGGCCGAATCAAAGGAGTTGGCCGTGCAAGCGAGATAGCCCTTCCGCAAAAGCCTCTGAATCATCTCCCATTGCTCGGCAAAATGTTCCGTTGCTGGTTGGCCATTCTTCTTGAAGAACCGCACTCCTGGCCGCTTCAGCTCAATGAACAAGCCGTGATACCCTTTCCTTGGCTCAAAGATGAGCAGGTCTGGTATCGCTCTTGACGAGCGGAGTTTAGCGGTTTTCACGGCAAGGCCCATTGGCAATCGTATGCCCGATAAGTCAGAAGTGAATATCGCTTGTGGGTAATTGAGTCGGATGTAAAGGCATAGGCTCTTTTGGAGGTCGTATTCGGATTGTACGGGAACCTTTGGGCTTGGGCATTTCTTCATTCTTTGTTAGGTCGTTGTCGTTGTGTATCGTTTGCCAAATACATTCCTCACCCGGTGAGAGAAAGGCTTAGAGCCTTTCTTCTCGTCCGAGATGATTAGAGCGATAACAAACACGAGCGACACGAACACGAAGATGAAGCCGAATGTTATCCAAAGCGGAGCGAAGCACCACATCCAGGTCAGCCCCGAACTTGGCAACAACAACTTCACAACGCACAACACCGCTGAGAGCAATGTCGGCCATTTTGCAAATACCCCCATTAGAACGGCATATCGTCTTTAGGGGCAGGAGCAGCCGCTTGAGCCGAATTGGGCTTCCAGGTATTCAACTCGGCATTGTGGGTGCCATACTTGTCGGCTTCACGCTTCGGCCAACAGGCGATACGGACATAGCCCTTTTCGTCCCGATGCTCTTGGAGGAAGGCGATGAATTGGTCCACATTGCAAGACATCTCAAACAACTCCTTCCCGGAGATGATTTTCTTGTTAATGTAAATCCCCTTTGCGTACACTTTTTGATTTGATTGGTTTGACATTTTTTACGATTTTATGGTGTGGTTTTTGTTTGCGGTACCCTCTTTCTTCAACTCGTCTATACCTATGGGAGTACCATTCAGAGGCAGAGACCGTGTAATTCTTGGGATGCGAATACGCATCATAGCCCTCCTGATAAGCACTCACGAGGTGCTTGGTTTCAGTTTCCTTCATCTTCATCACTCGCTTGACAATGTCTTGCTTAACGACCAAAGGGGGCAGCGTGGATAGCCAATCCAACAATAGCTCTATCGGGGTTGATTTTCTTCGGAATCTCATTCTATGGAAGTCACTTTGATAACGACAGCCGACTCACACTCATCCATATCCAACATCGGTTTTATTCTGTCTTGCAACATTTGGTTCGCTATTTGAGCGGTTTCCCAAGGGCCGAAATACATCTCAGGGCCGAAATACATCTCTGGCTCGGCCTTGAATTTCAGCAAGACAACATACTTGCTTTGGTCTTTTTTTATCCTGACGGACTGTTGGTCTTCAATCGCCTGGGTGATGGCCTGGACATCTCGTTCCGTGCCTCGGTAATCGGTCATAATATCCCTCTCAACCGCCCGAATTGAATGGATGATGGTGGAATGGTCTTGGTTGAAGTATTGCCTTCCAATCGCAAGCTTGGGGATGTTGGTGTACTTGCGAATCATATAGCAGGCCACTTGCCTTGCGTGAACGACATCCCACAAACGGGTTTTGCTGAACAACTTGTCCTTGTGGATTCCGTAGTAATCCGATACAATGCCGATAATGTCTTCGGCCATTGTGTGTTCAATCTTTCCTATCATTTGTTCTTGGGTTTTTTGTTGTCGGTGTTTTTTGCGATGACATCAACGAGAGAACCACAATAGGGGCAATACGGACCGCCCTTGATGTCTATTTGTGCCTGGGTCACATCGTGTTGTATCAGGCCGTGCTTGTCGCACTTTCCAACGTATTTCATAGTTCCTTCATTAAGTTCTCAACATACTGAATGCGTTGGCCTATCCATCGCATAACAGGCACCGCCATTGAGTTACCGCAAGCCTTGTATCTTGGCCCATCGGGACATTGGTCGGCTTCCTTGTTGCGATATGGAATCTTCGTCCAATCATCGGGGAATCCCTGCAAGCGTTCGCACTCCTTCGGGGTCAGCCTTCGGATGGCCATTGAGTGTAACACGGCATTCATATTCGTTCCGTGCTGTTCCCTTACCACTCCAAACTTATCGCCAGTTGTTTTTTGATTGTAAACATCCACGGCAATACAAGGCCCACTCATTTTAGCCAAGTCGGTTTTAAGTGTTTGAGCGATGCCTTGGTCAACTTGTGCAGTACGCCAGTCCACGGCTATCGGTTGCAACACGGCTCCAATATGCTCTGTATCGGATTGTGATCGGATGGTTTGCGTGGTATGGTCGTTTGTGGTGTAATTGTAGGTGTCCACGGCTATCGGTTGGGCAACTCCTTGAGTGGCTTTTGTGTCAACGGTATAAGATGTTCCGTCATCGTTCCATCCACGACCATTTTGAGCCTTTTCAATCGGCCTAACATCTTGAATGGCTATCGGTTGGGCAACTGCGTGTGGCCCTTTCGCAACCAACGATGACATCGTTTCTCCTTCCTCAATCCTCGGCTCGTATTGTGCGTTCTCTCCTTGATTGAATGCTGCTCGGTCAATGATTAGTGGCGCACCTTGGTCTGCTTCAGGTCTTGCTCCTTTGTAATCCCTTGCACATAAAGCATTACTTACTCTCGGAGTGCTTGGGTTTCTAACGCTTCCTTCAACATTGGAGGCAACTTCTTCCCTCTTTTTTCTGCTCGGTTTAGTATTCCCTTGCAGGCTTTCGGACTCAAATAGAACCGCTGCGGCAACTCTCCAATCTCCAAGGTATCCGAAAGTAGCGTCTCTATTGTTGGCTTGTTTAATGATATTAGTGATCTCGCAAATCCCCCCCATTTCGCTAAATATGTCTCTACTTGTTTGTCTCGCATAATTCGTAAGATTTTGTGATAGGGTTAAAAAAGATGATGTTGCGCTTAACGAGTTCGGGGACGATCCGCTCAAACGAAGAATGAGCCTTCCGATGACTTCCCCTATCCGGAAAAACATAGAGATTTTCGGCTGAATTGTTTCCTTTGTCAAAGTCAATGTGGTGTACAATTTCATCAGATCGTAAAGGTCTTCCAATGACTTGTTCAACGACTCTTCTGTGAGTATATACTGGCCTTCCGTTGATGAACCCATCAATAGGTCTTCCAGAGTGATTTCCTTTTCTGTCTTTGCGCCATTTGGCAAGTCCCAATATTTTTGAACGGGAACTGACTTCTGAAATACCTCTATCAAGAGTTGCCGCCACATCTCGTAGGAACAATTTTCCGTGAGAATCCCGAACAAACGCATCCTCCTCTGGACTCCATCTCTTGAGAGGCTTGCTTGATCCAAGTTTTTTGGCTCTTGCCCTAACAGACATAACGCATCTATCCAAATGGCGTGCAATATCTCTGTGAGACATTGAGCTATAGTTAGCCCTGATAAAGTTGTCTTCTGATTCAGTATAGAATCTACGCTTTGTCCACATACGAATACTCTCCTTCTTCTTTGTGCTACTCCAAAAAATTGTGCATCTAAAATTTCAACATCGCAAATATACCCCAACTCTTCCAAAGAATCAAGAAAGCAAGCAAAATCCCTTCCTCCGTTACTTGACAACACGCCGGGGACATTTTCCCAGACAATCCATTTGGGCTTTTTTGCGTCAGCCAATGCGAGAAATGTGAGCATGAGGTTTCCTCGTGGGTCAGCAAGTCCTTTGCGAAGTCCTGCGACTGAGAAGGATTGGCAGGGGGTTCCTCCGACCAGAAGGTCAATTGATCGTTCATTGAATGTTGGGTTTTGGGTTAGTTGAGTCATATCCCCAAGGTTGGGAACATCGGGAAAGCGGTGTTTCAATACCTCGGAAGGGAATTGCTCAATCTCTGAGAACCATTGCGGTTCCCATCCAAGGTTATGCCAAGCGACTGAGGCTGCCTCAATGCCTGAACAAACGGATCCGTATTTCATCAGAATGGTGCTTTTAGGGTTTGAATCTTCTCCTCAAAGGTAGGAATGTTTCCATTAAAATCCAACACTTTTGTGTATTGAAGTTTAATTTTCCCCATAGCGGTACCAATCTTCCCATTCCGATTCTTCCTCACAAGGATTTCAAGGAGGTCAATGAGTTCTTGCTTTTGGGGGTCGTGGTCTTCCATATACTCGGAAGGACGATACACGAACAGAATCTTATCGGCATCAAATTCAAGTTGGCCTGTTTCACGCAGGTCGCTCGGCTTGGGACGCTTGGAGTCCCTCTGCTCCACGCCCCTGGACAACGATGACACCACGCAAATCCAAATGTTGAGCCTCTTGCAAATCGTCTTGATGTACTTGGAGATGTTGGTCACTTGCTCAATTCGGGGCTTGCCTCGGTCTTCTGGCAGGGGAGAAATCAGTTGGAGGTAATCAATGTATGCCCCTTCAATCTTGTGCTTCTTGATGAGTTTTATCAACTCCAATTCCATCCGCTGAGGGTCAATGCCGGGGACATCCACAACGTGCAACGGTGCGCCTTTGACCTTATCAATGTGCTGAGAGATAGCCAAGAAGTCTTGACCGTTCATCCGCTCCTTGATGTCCAGGAAGACCTCTCCATCCACCTCGGCGAGGTTGGAAACCAATCGGGTCATCAGCTGCTCCGTGGACATCTCCAAGGTGAAGAAGGCCACAGGCTTTTTGTTCATCGCTTGGTTGAGAGCGTATTGCAGGGCCAAGGTGGTCTTGCCCATTGCAGGACGGCCCCCCAGGATGATAAACTCCGAAGGCTTGAAACCCGTTATCAGGCTGTCGGTGTTGTGGTGGAAGGTTCGGGTGATGCTGTTGTCCTTCGCTCCCGTAATCACCTCGTTGAGGCCCATCATAAAGCCCAAGAGTAATTCGTGAACCTCGGTAGCAATCGG